TGACCACGGGGCGCCATGCGAAGCGTGTCGTCTCGTACTGGCGCAAGGATGCGAGTGAGCCGTGGAAACGCTTCGGTAACTCCGTGAGCGTTGACGCCATGGACAAGCGCATGCGTCACATTGAAAAGCAAGGATGGAAGATTCGTTACTCCATCATTGACATGGACAACCAACTCACCATCAAACAAATTGAAACCATCAACAAGGAGAACAAATAATGAGCACATCAACCAACACACGCCACCCACTGACCATCTCGTACACCCTCATGGTGAGCGAGGAATTGCTGGACAACCTCAAGTCGCATGACGGCACCCGTTACTGGGTGCTGGGCGAATACGAAGTCCACACTGACTTTGAGGGTGAGACCTACATCACCGACAACGGTCACCGCTTCAACTACGACACTGAGACCGCACTGCGTGGCATCGCACTGTGGATTCAGAACGGTGGTGACTGGGACGAACTCAAAGACTTGTCCACCGACCACTACGACCACGATGCCATTTGGCAGTACGGGTTCTTCGGTGAACTTGTCTACGGCTAACCCATTGACCACCTACAACAACAACACCAACCAACAAGGAGCAATCATGACCACATCAGTAACCGAGGTGCAGAGCACCCTTTCAACCTTCCAGCCTCGTGACCGCAAGTACGACTTGCGCACCGCCGAGGGCAAGTACTTCAAGCGCCTCAACTCGTACAACAGTGAGTACACAGTGACCACTGGCGTTGTCATCGTCCCTGAGGAGCGTGGCTACGGCGACACTGCCACCGTCATTGATGTGACCTACGATGCCATCCATCTTGTGCGCACCGTTGATGTTGACAGCGACCTCGTTGAGACCTACCTCAAGGGCAAGTTGCAGTACGACTGGCAGTCTCGTGACCGCAAGAAGGCATCGTTCATTGTCGTCAACGAGGCGCTCTTCCAAGAGAGTTGGTCGGGCGGTCGCTGGGTGCATGTTGACTACTCCGTGTGGTCGCTTGAAGAGGGTGGCGAGGTAGTTGCCACCACTGGCACCAGCGACACTGACCATTACGAGACCTCACGCATTGTTGCTAAGGCGCTCGGTAATCGTGTGTTTGAGATGAACTCGGACATCCAAGCCAATGAAGCACGCAAGGCACAGGCTGACGAGCATGCACGCAAGGTTGCCGATGTCTTGTCAGCGTTCGTGCCGTCCTACTCCTACGAGCGTTCGCTTGCCGAAGCCACCAAGTTCATTGAGCGTGGTGTGAAGGAGTCAGAGGGTGAGAACAGTCACTGGCACAATCATGTGCATGTCGCCATTGACATTGAGGTGATGAAACTCTGTAAGCGATATGTACAGATTCTCGGTGCGACCACCGACACTGTCCGCATTGCGTTCAACTCGTACAGCGGTGACATCAAGGTCGTTGATGAGCACATGGCATACGCCACGGTCATCGCAGAGCGCACTGGTGGTGGCTGGTCAAGCAACGACTTCTCAGGAGCGTTGCTGGGTCAGGTACTTCACCGCTTCACCAAGATTGTCTGCCAGCACATCTAGTCACGACAACATCCCCCAAGGCATCACAGGCTCCCCCAGCCTGTGGTGTCCTCACAGGACATCGGCACTCCCCCAAGTGTCGGTGTCTTGTGAGGGCATACAGCCCAGCACCACTATCAACAGGAGAATCCAATGGGCGTTTATCAATACGCAATTACAAAGACCAAGCGAATCAAGGGACTGTCCGATGTCTTCGGTGACATCGGTGTGGTTGAGTTCCGCTACAGGTACTCGTGGTCACCGAACGAGAAGTTTGAGAAGTACTGCGCTCGCCTTGACGCCAATATTGAGCGCAAGTGGGCAGGCACTGAGTTGCCGATTCTTGTGACCGACAAGAAGGGCAGGGGCTTGTCAGTGTGGGTCGGTGACAGTGCGAACTGGTGTGACGGTGACAGCAAGGGTGGCGAGATGCCAATCGGCTCATCGCAGGGCTGGGATGCCTTGTGGCACTGGGCAGAACGCAATGGTCGTTTGGAGATTCCACTGTGGTTGATGACCGCTGGCGACTTTGAGCACAGCCAAGAGATTCCATTCGTCCCGACTACTGAGAAGGCATACCGAGAACTGGTGGACGCCTGCTCCACTCTCCGCCTCCGTCAGCGTGGCGACAGCAACGCTCAGCCACAGATTCCGAACAACCGCTACTGGGTCAACAATGACCTCTACACATACCTTTAAGGAGAACCCAATGACCATCAAGCAATACACAGTCACAATGTCCAGCACGCACTTCGTGCTTGCCGAATCCATATCGCAAGCGGAGAGCATCGTGTACGAGGCACTGCTTCGTCTCTCCAAGGTGGACGAGCGTGTCCCCGACAGTGAGGTGGACTGGTTCCACGCAGTCACCCTTGAGGACGGGCACTACTCAACCATCGTGCGAGACGGTGACGAGATGAGTGACTACGACAGGAAAGTCCAACGATTGAAGCGAGTGCGAGAACTCGTTGAGAAGGTCTGCAACGAAGAGATGGAGAAGAACTAATGACCACAATCACAGTTACATGGAAGGCGTTTGCGGACTCACTGACCTTTAAGGAGAAGGTCACATCGGCAACCATTAAGACCAACCGCATTCAAGGTGATGGCATCGCCATCGCTGAGGTGGTGTTCCGTGACACCAACCTCTACCAAGGCGTGCTGTGGGACTTGCTGGAGCCTGTCCTGCCTGAGAACCGAACACACACAGCACTGAGTGTTGGTGACGAGGTGACCGTTGACGGTCGCACTTACCAATGCGCCAGTATCGGCTGGGTGGAACTCACCTTTGACGCAGTCAACCAATAAACAACCAGTTCTAGTAAAGGAGAACAAAAAATGTCAGCCACCACCATCACCCCCCGTCAGCAGTCATTTATTCGCTCACTCTTAGAGGAGCGTCTTGATGTACTGGAAATCACCAACCTTGACGAGTACATCGTCTCGGTCGGTCTCAACGCACTCACAGCGAACTCTGCGAGCAAACTCATTGAGCATCTCAAGTCGGTGCCTGTGGGCAAGAAGTCAGAGCATGCGCACTTGCCCGAAGGTCGGGTCATCGTCAACAAGTTCGCCAAGGAGTGCACGCTCTGTGGTGGCTTGGTGGACAGCGGTGCTGGTCATGCAGTGCAGACTGCTAATGGCTGGCGGACATTCCATGCGATGGACAAGTGCAGTGCACCAGCCGATGCTCCACGCATCACGGTTGAGTCCAAGCGTGCGTATCGCTGTGACGATGGCACTGTCGCTATCGCCTACACCACACAGAACGGTCGCATTGCGATGCGCCGTCTTGTGATTCACGAGGACAACAAGGGTTCTCTTGAGTACTGGAAGGGCGGTGTCGCCATCGTGAGCGCCACTGGCTCGCTCCTTACGCAGGAGCAGGCATCCGAACTCGGCAAGGTGTACGGGTTCTGCATCTGCTGTGGCAAGGACTTGAGTGAAGACCAGTCGCTTGCTGTCGGGTATGGCAGGACTTGTGCTGGCAACAATGAGTGGTGGTACCCATCACCCAGTGAAGCACGAGAGATTCTCAACCGACCAGTCAGTATCTAGTTCAACCCATTAGTTGAGGGGACAGCACGAGCAACTGTTCGTGCCGTCCTCACTATCTATTCGCAATGTGTGAGTAGGTAGTGAGGGCGATATCATCGCCCCTGAGCACCCAACATAACCAAGGAGTATTCCATGTCCCACCGTTCCGCACTTGATGCCCTGCTGTCCTCAGCAGTGCGTGTCCCCAAACCCATTGATGTCTGCCCCGAACTCACAGCGCTGTCGGGTGCACATGACTATGACCTCGGCTTTGACCTGTCACTGCCATTACTCCCGTACCAGCGTGCTGGTGTGGCGTATGCGCTCAAGCAACGCCGTGTCATCCTCGGTGACGAGATGGGCTTGGGCAAGACCCCACAACTCATTGCCGTGGCTCTCAAGGCTGTTGAGGACGGTCACCGTGCACTCATCGTGGTGCCACCGTCACTGCGCCTCAACTGGGACAGAGAGATTGCCAAGTTCACCTCTCGCCGTCTCACCGTGGAGATTGCTGAGGGCACCACGCCCTACGCACTGCGCAAGTCTGATGTCGTCATCATCGGTGACGCCAGTGTGGTCGGCTGGGCGCCTGCGCTCAACCGTCTCAACTTCGGTGCACTGTTAGTTGACGAGGCACACCGCTTCAAGAACCCCAAGGCAAAGCGCACCATCGCATTGCAGGGCATCGCTCGTGGCATTGATGCTGACGGGTATGTCGTGCTCGCTTCGGGTACGCCAGCAACCAACCGCCCCGTTGAGTTGGTCGCACTGCTTGACACCATCGGTCGCCTTGACCCTGTGTTCGGTTCTGCTGGTTCATTCAAGTGGCGCTACTGCGACCCGATTCGCAATGCGTTCGGCTGGACATTCAACGGTTCAACCAACAGTGCCGAGTTGCACGACAAGTTGCGTGGCACTTGCTACATCCGCCGTAAGAAGGCTGATGTGCTCACCGAGTTGCCAGCCAAGCGCCGTGCTCAGGTTGCTATCGCTCTGACCGATGTGGAGTTGCGTGAGTACCTCCGCATTGAGTCTGACTTCCTCATGTGGGTGTACGGCAAGGGTGGTCGTGAGGCTGTCATGCGTGTGTCTCGTGCCGAGGCAATCACGCAGTTGACCGCACTGCGACAGGAGATGGCAAAGGTCAAGGTCAAGCACGCCATTGAGCACATTGAGTCCATCGTTGAGGGTGACCAGCCAGTGGTCATCTTCGGACATCACCGTGCGGTGCTTGAGTCCATCATCGCTGAGTGTGAGACACGCTCTGCTGAAGACCCACGATGGAATGTCGTGAGTGTTCTCGGTGGCAAGTCCGATGCACAAAAGCAACAAGCAGTGGACGACTTCCAGTCGGGTCGTGCGAGCGTGTTCGTGGGCAACTACACCTCCGCTGGTGTCGGTCTCACACTCACTCGTGCCAACCAGTGGGTGAGCGTGGAGTTACCGTGGACACCTGCTGAACTACAGCAAGCCGAAGACCGATGCCACAGATTCACGCAAACAGAATCTGTGACTTGCTGGCACCTGACTGGTGCTCGTGCCAATGGTCAGTTGACCATTGACGACCGACTCTTCGGTCTGCTCAACAGCAAGGCGGAGGTTCTCTCCGCAGTGCTTGACGGCAACGCCGAAGACCTCGGTGCTGAGGCTGGCTCACTGCTCGCCTCGCTCCTTGGTGACTGGGTCGGCTAACACAATCTGAGGTGGTGCTCACGGGCGTCACGAGGTGCGAGCCTCGTGGCGTGCCGTGGTCATTGTGGGGTCGGGACACTCCGCAGTGACCACGGGACGCAAGTCCAAACAGCACCAACACAACAAGGAATTAAACAATGAAGACACAAGCAATCATCACTATCAACCATCCCGACAACCTGTCAGCGAACTGGGTTATCGCTGATGTCATTGACCCATTCATCGCTGATGTCAACACTGGTGGCAACGATGAATGGAATCTCGCCTTGGCGTTGTCACTGACCGAGACGCAACTGCGTGACAAGGCATTGCGCAGTGCGCTGTTGCTGGTTCTCAGTGACTTCCCTGCGGACATGAGCAACGAGTGGATTCTTGACGGCGTCCTCAATGATGACGAGCGCATCATTGTGTGGGAGCCGTTCTCCATCGTCAACTGGGACAAAGAAGAACTGGTCGCTCACATTGAGCAGACAGCGGACACCATCTACAACACATACTTTCAATAAGGAGACAAACAATGAAGACAGAGACCATCAACAACATCCTGCTCGTACTACTGGGAATGGCACTTGCTCTTGGGAGTGTCATCTTGTGGGACACCGTGGACTACTACGCCAAGTGTGATGCGGTCGTGGTGCAGGACATCAATGGCAATCGCTACTGCGTGGACAAGGCAACGCTCGTTGAGAGCACAACAACTAATTACAACAAGTAAAGGACACATCATGAACCCATACGAACAACCCGAACAACCAATCGGTTGCCAATGCAATGTCACCTTCGGTGGTCAAGAGATGGCAGTCATCATCGCATTCGGTGATGACCCAGTTATCACTGACGACATCGGCAACCCTTGGTATGACCTTGACATCAATGTCTTCTACTACCTCAACGATGCAGAGACAGACCAACTACACGATGCAGTCAACAAAGGCTTAGAGGGCTTTGCTGTTGACGGCGAAATTGAAATAGTCATTGACAGTGACTTTGAATACCTTTTTCTTTAAGGAGCAACCAACATGAACATCACATCAGAACAAGAGCAGGCAGTAGACAACTGGGAGTACCAGTACCGACCCATCAAGAACCACATCAGTGGTGACCTTGGATGGAACGGCACCGTCTTTGAGACCTACGGAGACGACATTGCGTTCGTGGTTTCACAGCCACAAAACCTCATATGGACATGGGTAGACACCGACAATGGCACAACCATCCTCAGTGGTTACCACCTTGTCAATCGCATCGGTTACTTCGTGACCGAGTACCCATGGGTGAGACCAACCGAGGTGCAGGTAGAGACCTACACAGAAGAAGAAACAGAAGAGGAGCCGTTCTAATGCAGAACATCAAGTTCGTTCAGAGTGTGACCATCTCGGTCACCTTTGACATGTCCTTTCCCAGCGACTGGACACTCCAGCAGATTCTGGAGAGCATCAAGGACACCACCACTGATATCAGTGCACATGTCCTGCCCGAAACACTTCCACAAGGTGCAGTAAGTAACAGCACCATTGTGGATGACATCATTATCAACCACACCGCCATACAGGAGAACAACTAATGACCGCAACAACCGCCAGTGACTTCCAAGTCACGCTCGCATACATCCAACAGAACATTGATGCCATCGCTGAGTTTGCTCAGCAGTTCCTCAATGAGAACTACTTTGAAGACGATGATGTCTTCCACTCATACGGAGACCGTGTTGACCTCAACTTCATCCGAGATGAAGATGACAACAAGTGGAGGTGCTTTGCATACCCAGTGGTCAACGGTGACCCCTCCTATGACTACGAGGTAGCCATCCCAGTGGACACCGATACCTACAAGGTTGTGCGGTTCTACAAAGACATCAGCCGTGCCAACAAGGTCATCCTGACTGGACTTACCTTGCAGGACGCAAAGGAACACTGCAAGCGTGATGACACGCACAGTGACGACTGGTTTGACGGATACGAAAAGGAAAGCAAGTAATGGAAACACAAGTCAGCAAGCAATCACTGGACACCATCGTTGATGCTCTGTTCCTCTACATGAAGTGGAACGAGGGATTCTCAAAGGTGGCTATCACACAGAACGACTACGAAGCATCAGCACGACACATCATCAACGCAAACAACGCAGAGCGAGCAATCGCAGAACTCAAACAACAAGGAGACAAATAATGAACCCTGAGAAATACCATTGGTTCGCAGAAGACGGTTCCTATGGCAGTGGTGTCACCCTCGTGGTGGACACCAGCAACTGGACGGATGAAGACTGGCGAGACATTGAAGACACATCAGACAGCGAGCGCTCCACAGTGGCGCTTGAGATAACCAAGAAGAGAAAGGGGTAGGTCATGCCCACCACATCACCAGCGACTTACTACAAGGAATCCATCAGCAATGCGTTTGGCTCCCTCGTAGGCAAAACAGTATTGCGAGTGCGTCCGTTCGTACCGAGCGAGTATGAGATGTTTGGGTGGTCAGAAGGTCACGCATTCCTCATTGAGTTTGACGACAACACCTTGCTCATTCCCGTATCAGATGAAGAGTGCAACAGCGCAGGCTGGCTGTACATTGACGAACTCTAAAAGAAAGAACAACAAATATGAACACCAATCTTTGCAGTAACTGCAAGACCGAACTCAACGAAGATTCCATGCGCTGGTCAAGCGTCCTCAGCGGAGAAATCTGTGAGGGTTGCTTTGACGAAGACATGACTTACCCAGCGACCATCCGTATCGTTAACCCGAACGGTGATGTGGAGACCTACCTTGTCGGTGACCTCAACATCATTACCGAGTACGGAGACGATACAGACCTCCCTGCCAAGCGTCAGTGGGTCAGCACCGATGGCTGGCGTGGCTATAACAAGACAGAGATTGATGGCTGGGTAGCAGTACTCACTGGATGGACAACGGGTGGCTATGACGACCCCATCGCTCGTAGGAAGCGCCTGTTCAACAACTTTGCTGAGTACCTGCTAACCAATGACATCTACCCACCATGTCAGGTTGCCTTGATTACCGACACCACATCCAACCTGTTTTCAACCGCAGTGACCGTTCAGGTTCTTGCAAAGGATGAGGACACATTCAACAACTGGCTGAACTCAACCGAGTACCCAGCCGAAGAACTATCACACTCATTGTCTTAGAAAGGAGACACCATGACCACCATTATCCGTAACTATCAGAAAGATGAACTCATCTCTGATGCACAGGACATCTACACCAACTACACCTTTGAGGAACTTGATGGTGCGGTGTTCTTGACCAGTTGTGACATCACAGGCGCTGAGATTTACCACCTGACCAACGACAAGGTTGCTTGGATTCAATCCATTGACCTTGACTGGGTCGCTCCGTATGACGAGCGTGTCCTTCGCACGACATCATTAGACACTGTGGAGGTCAAGTAGCCATGGCAACATTCAAGTTCAAAGTTCAGTGGGACATAGAGGTAGACATAGACGCCATTGATGAAGACGAGGCATACGAAATCATCTATGGCGATGTCCTCCTTGATGCCTACGGCAGGGGCAAAGGCTCCCTCAGTGTTGACCTCGTAGAAGACATTGAAAAAAGTGAATGGGGTTTGTTTGATACCGACCCCGAAGAAGAACCAATTACCTACCTCGCTCTTAATGACGAGGATTACCTCTAAGGAGAACCCAATGATTAACCAACTACCGTTCTGGTGCCGTTCATGCGAAGCGGACTTCAACAACTTTGATGAGCAGGGAGTGTGTGGCAAGTGTGACACACCAAATGTTCTTGAGCGCCACAACATCACAGTGACCATTCCAGTAGACGCCTTCTCACTGCTTGACGCTCAAGCAAATGTAGAGGCTCTCATCAAGCAATTAATCAAACAGCAAATCGTCTCTCCAGAGACAACAGTGTTCTAAGGAGGACATCAACATGGGATACCAAACAGCACTCGGCATTGCCGAGACCGACATCAGCCTCAGCCAGCAAGTGTCATGGCACTTCAGTAGCAACTGCTACCCACCAGTGCCACAGTTGATGGTGCCAGTGGCAGTAGAAGCCATTGAGAAAGTTCTCTACGAAGACGGCGGTGAATTACTTCAACTGCCCGAAGGTGTGTCCTTCCGTGGTGACACTGAGGTCAATGCATACACCATCGTGGAGAACCTCCACCTGTGGGCATTCGTACACGACAACCTTGAAGGAGAGGACGAGTAATGGCTGAACAAATAAATACATCCATTGTCATTCATCACCGAGGATTCCTCCTCGGCTACAGCGTGTCCGTGACGCTTTGGGTAGAAGGTGAGTTTGAGCCACTGGTGGACAACCGACAGTGGACATTCACCAAGCGCAAGGCTCGCAGTATCGCACAAAAGAATGTCATGGCGATAGAAGCCATCAAAAAACTACAGGAGGCAATGCGTGCAGGTATCTAACTACCAACGATTCCGAAACCGTGTGCTGTACCCCATCGCAAGCATCTTTTTTGTGGTGGCTCTGTACATCTCATGGTTCAAGTCCATCTACCTTTACGGACAGCCCATCACGCTGTTAGTAGTCATGACTCTCGTTGGGTTCGGGTTTGCAATCGCAAACTTTAAACCCAAACGCTAAGTTGTCATCAACCAATCACGCCGATAAATTAGTCGGTGTGGTACCACCCACAACAAAAACCAAACACAGAAAGTAACTAACCATGTCACGAGAAACTTACGAATGGCTCAACACCAACATCCTTGTCGGATTCAGCGAACAGCGAGGTAATGCATGGCATTACAAGGAGTCAGCACAAGGCACCGAACCCAACCACTACACGGGAGCAGTTCCTGTGGATGATGTCCTCCGCCGTCTCTTCAACTGGACAGCAGTTGAGGCTGAGTCCTGTGTCCGTGTCCCAAATGGTGACGGAACATTCCGCCTCATCACTGACCCGACCCGAAAGGCAATCGTCCATTCCGATAACGACACCGTCTTTGCGGTGTTCAAGAACTCTTACCAAGTTCACCAGTACAAGAAGTGGCTCCTTGACACCGTTGCGAATCTTGTTGACGACAACGACCTCGCCATCGGCGGTGCTGGTCTCCTCCGTCAAGGTGCCAAGGCATATGTTCAGGTGGAATTGCCTGAGACGATTAAGACGCCATCAGGCTTTGACATTCGTCCTCACCTCCTCGCCTGCACATCACATGACGGCACCCTGTCATCAACCTTCCAGTTGGTATCCACTGTGGTCGTGTGTGACAACACGCTCGCTGGTGCCTTGAGTGAGAAGACAGCCAAGCACAAGGTGCGCCACAGCAAGCACTCCATCGGCAAGTTGCAGACAGTCCGTGACGCTCTCGGAATCATCCATGAGTACACAGATGACCTCATGCTTGAACTGGAGCGCCTGTCCACTCAGAAGGTCTCTGACCGTGAGTTCAATGCAATCATTGAGCACCTCGTGCCACTATCAACAGACTTGGACATCCGTCCTCAGGTCAAGGCTCGTGTGGAGAACAAGCAGGAACTCCTGCGCCACATGTACACCAATGACCCGATGGTCTCTCCATGGAAGGGCACTGCGCTCGGAGTACTTCAGATGTGGAACACCTACCAGCACCACTTCGCTGGTGCAGACGGTTCCCGTATTGAGCGCAACATGCTCAACGGCATCACTGGTAAGACCAGCGACCAAGACAAGTTCGTCTTGAACGCCATTGACAACTTGGTGCTCGCCTAATGGCAACGGAGGTAGAAGTGGGGGGCGTCAAGCCCCCCTCTTCTCGTTACATCCGCTTGACGGACTACGACACAGGTAACTTCGTTGACCTACCTAGCCTCAAGTTTGAGGACGATGGTCTGTGGAGGGACAAGGCATACTGCAAGGGTCAGACATACATGACCCCTGTGTTCTTCACCGAGAATGCACAGCGCAACAACACACGGGCAATGATGATTGAGAAAGCACAATCATTCTGTAATAAGTGTGAGGTGCGCAAGGAGTGTTACAACTTCGCACGGAAAAATGACTTCAGGCATGGTGTGTGGGGTGGTGTGGACTTCTTCGTATCCAGCGAATCACCACGCCGTATCCCTCTTCCCGACAGCATTGATTAAAGAAAGACATTTATGAAATTGAATATCAGCGAATTATTGGAGTCAACCTACTCAACAGAGCATCCTGAACTACTGGCGATGTATCACATTGACATTGAAGAAGAGGGGGAGGACGGCTCATGGCATGGGAAACTATGGTGGGACATGGAAGGTCAAGAGCGTACAATTCCATTCCTTGCAGTTAGTAACGCAAATGATGGTGGCAAGAACAAGTACACACCAATCACGGGTGTTGCAGATAAGAAAGCATTCTTTGAAGCATCACAAAAAGCATTCCCACAGTCTGCGGAGCCAGCAGACACGGCATGTGTTTATCTAGAACTGCGTCAGGCAGTACTGGACGAAATGGAATAACAGCAGTGGTGGTCACGCCAGCAGAAGGTGACCGTAAATAAGGGGAATCGTAATCCCCGTGCGCAGTGATTAACGGGTGCGCTTACCACAAGGAAAGACCCTCACCTTAATCGGTGGGGGTCTTTTCCTTTTCCTTTTCCTCAACCAACGGAAGAGAAACCACTCTGTTGGCTTTCTTTGGACACTTGTGTGTCGGTGGGATTGCCAACTTGATACTGGTACTCATTGAGACATTGCACGATGGGCACTGATACTTCTCAGTCATTATTGATTACCTTCCATGGACGCCACTTAGCAAGAAACTCCATGACCTCTGTCCTGTCCCACAGTGGTGTTGATGCCAACTGCACGAATGGTTCAGGGAACTCAGCCATCTGACGGAGTGAGTGAATCCGTTGCTTGGACACGCCAAGAACCTCAGCGACCTCAGAGGTGCCGAGAATATCTTCAACGGGTAGACACTTACTCATGACTCCATAGTACCTTTCTTGTAGACCGCTTTGTCTAGGACTAAGGGCGAGTCTTCTTCCACTCCGCCATACCAGCCTCGGTGTAGCGGTCACGGAGTGGTTTGCGTGTCTTCCAGTTAATGCAGTTCTTGCCCCAGTTCTTTGAACTGCGCCAGCCGATTGCTGGTCGGAAGAAAGGCTTGTTGTTCAACTTGTCATCAAGTGTTCTGAACACATTCTTGGTCTGAAATCCGAAGAACGAGATTCTGTTGGCAACGATAATTTGCTCTTCTTTGGTTGCGTTCTTTGGTGATGTTGCGAACTGCCATCCACCGAATCCACGCCATGCGCTTTGAGCGATACCGAGACCACCTGCGTAGTAGCCACCGTCATTCCACTTGTGGTTGGTCTCACACCATGAGACTGCTTCCCAGAAGCGGACTGAGCCTGCCTTTTTAGTTTTGAGTTGTGCCTGTAGTTCAGGATGCATCATGTTGATGCTTTGCGCTTGGACTGTTGTAGCCACAGTGGTTGTAGTCGTCACCTCCACTTCTTGTGCCGATGCTCCATGCATCCCTAATGGAAATGAAAGTGTGGCGACTAAGCCAATGCGTGCTAACAGCAAGGTGTACTCCTTTGTAGGCGGATAAAGCACGAAACCCATACCAAGAGAGACACGAGTGTCTCAGGGGGTGACCTTGGTATGGGCTTCTGTATCTACTATACAGGGTAGTTACTCCAACAACCCATACCTAACTGTTGATATGTCAATCACTGTTTCATTCATGTACGGAATAACACTCATGTTCACATTCACATTCTCCGTACTATCTTTGTGAGCGCTAGAACAAAGTTCGCAGTCACAGCCCTGTCGGTAACGGAGCCATGACCCGTGTGGCTTCAGAAGGGACTGCTTGCCATCCTTCATGGGCTGTCGCTCCTTAGGTGTGAGACCGCCCCACATGCCCCACTTCTCGTTTATGCCATCGTTGAGGCACTCTTTCCACAGAGGGCAACAACGGCACACTTCTCTCGCAATGGAGTAGTACTGCTCTGGTGCGTCCGCCTCCATGGGTGGATACCAAAACACATTGTTCCTCTTATGGCAGAGGGCTTCTAATCGCCAGTCTTCATCAATCATTAATTAATCCATGTTGTGTTTCGTACACTAGAAAGGTAGGTTTATTCCTATGACAACCAATACAAATACCCAGTCCCTGTCCACCCTCGTTGAAGAGCGAATCCGACTCAAGGCTGAGTTGGACAATCTCACTCAGCGTCTCAAAGACTTTGACGAACTCGTCATCGCTGAACTCCAAAGCCAAAATCTCACGAAGTTTGAGACCGCCGTTGGCAAGGTCAATCTCGTCCAGAGCAACACTGTTGTTTGGAATGACGAGGTTCTCAAGGAACTTCTCAAGCCAGTTCAGTGGAAGCGAATCGTCATTGAGAAGGTTGACAAGTCCCGTCTTGACGCCGAACTCGTGGTCGGTCGTATTGACGAGAGCCTCGTTGAAGTGGCTCGCTCCATCAAGCAGTCCAAGCCGTTCTTGCGCTAACACTAAATCCACTGCTCGTCAGGACGCTGGCTCTCTAGGGGGTCGGCGTCCTGCCTTTGGACACAGTCCCATCCACAACTGTCGTAGCCTGCGATGTCTGCCCAGTGGTCTTTCTTGTCAGGTGTCCATGCAATGCGTGCAATCTTGACGAGCATCATCATGACGGCAACATCGTGGGGACGAATACTTAATTCACCTCGTGATTGCATTGTGCGTTCAAGATATGCCTGCCACAAAGAACCACACGCAGAAAAGTTATCTAGTGGGTCTCCGTAGTCGGTATTCCTACCACCATTGATGTAAGCAAGTGACTCTTCTAGAATCTCGGAACGAAAGTTCTGTTCCATGGATTACTTGCTAAGAGCCTTTACAATCTCACGAGCCTCGTAATGGCTGACGCATTCACAGACAAAGTCGTAATCCATGGAGCCAATGCGCTTGGAGCGTGCCACCACATAGTTACCGTTAGGCATCTTAACGATGGAGTAGTCAACCTCTACGGGTGCTGGTGGTGTGTAGGAACCAATGTTCTCACCCTTGTTCTCCCAGCCATTGGGATACTTGTCAACTGCTTTTTGGTATTGCTCTTTAAAACTAGGCAACTTCTGTTGGTTCTTACTCATTTGGGTGTAGTAACCCTCAGATAGTTTTTCGTAATCCATTTGATGTCCTTTCAAATTGTGGCGAATTGTAGTTTTGTGTTATGCGCCTTGTCAAGACTCTTCTGACAGGTCAATGATTTCTGCGTACATGGCATCGGTTGCCTCTGGACTCATCCCACCATTGGGCAGTTGGCGAGCCTGCTCCCCTGCCTTGGCTCCGAACAAACGAGACAGGACACCGCTGGTGCCACGAGCCTCAACCTCAAACCGTAGGGTGTCTCGGCTGTCAGAGATGTTCTTCATGCGCTCCACCATGTTGAAGACTCTGTCCATTTCTGTTGACAGCGTGGTGTCAATTCCTTGACCTTCTAGTTCTTCAGCGAACCTAGCGAACATCACACGACCCACCTGCATCTCTACGAGAGCACGCATAGCGGCGTTTAATTGGTCTTTGGTACGAATCTCAATGGGCAAAGAAAACGCACACTCACTATTCTCTTGAAATTGAGGACAACGACTTGCCAAGTAACAATGATTACATTGCCTCAAAGGGTTGGCGTTGTAACGAAGAACATTGACCTGTTCTGGGTCAATTTCTATTGATTCTCCTTGGTTATCTGTGTGTTGAGTACCTATAGAAGTAACCGTCTCAACACCCATAACTGGGAGTAATCTTTTTTCGCTTTCGTGCCTCTTTTCAGGTACCTGTGGAACAATGTTTGTACCCCTCGGTGCCACAGATACCGTATTATCGGTATCCCCTGAAATCATTATGATTTGGTTGTCATCAGTGAGTGTGAACTCTTCTTCGTCATCAACATTCATAAGGTCATAGCCCCCAAAGTTTTTAGTTTCCCATGCTCTCCACGATTGGATAGCGAGGTGTGCCACAGCGTTTACTTCATCTTCAAGGACTGCGTTGTAATCCACACCAAGACGCTGAATGTCGTTGCGGTGTCTCTTGCGTGCGCTCTCTTTTTGTTGTGCTGGGTAACGGTGTAGTGCGTGTCCATCCCACACCTGAGTCTCTCCGTAACGCAGTGCGCTAGACCATGAGACGACTACAACGGACTCCCAGTTGATGCGACCAATTACATCAGGCTTAGAGGTCATACCGATTAATTGCGTTGACCAGCGTGTAGCAATCTGCCCGATGCGTGAGATTGTCTTACCTGTGATGGCTTTGTCTGAGATAGCCACACGACCATACTTCTGACACAGCCACTGGAGACGCTCTAGGTCATCGGGGTCATTCCAAATGGGCACATACTTCTCACCCATCCATGACCCATCATAATCTGGTCGTCCAATTACATAAGTCAAATTATCTATGTGCTCACGAATAAATGAGTCATAACGAGCCAAGTCTTCATCATTCTCTGAGACATAGAGGATGATGTCATGCCCCTGATACACCGTTGCGAGGTCTAACTCTTTGCGCTTAGGAACGGCGTAATGGGTCAGGTTGATACCGAATCGGGTAACACCTGCGCTCAACAACATAGACCTGTATGAGCCTTTCTCGGCTCCTCCAAAGAATACTTTCACTTCTTAGGTTCCATAAACTGTCGCATACGCACCCTCATCTCAACCAACTGGTCAGACAGTTCAGATACAACTTTTACAGGTACTTCTTTGTCTTGAGCCGCTTTTCGTAAAAGGGCGTCAGCAACTAACAGAGCAGTTCGTGCTTGACTGAAATAAGACTTGGGAAGACGCTCTGCCATAGCACCTCAGTTGGGGGGCTTACGCCAGACAGATGGGCTGTGTGCCTCTTCAATCTCTTGGCGATGTTCATCGTCCTCATAGAGGCGAACAATGTGCATGCATGGTGGTTCACCAGACACTTCTTCTTCCATCCACTCATCATCGGACATCGGAAGTCCATCATGGGTGTAGCACACGGCTGGACCGCACCAGCCATTTTCCATTCCAATTTCCAACCATGTATCA